ATTATACGAAGCAACTAAACCAGACTCAGGTATGATTGTTAGTCCTTTAGCTATTAAATCAGAATTAGGTATAGATGTACCATCTAATGTTCAAGAGTTTATGACTACTGATTTATTTACTAAATTAACTAAACAAGCATATGATAGATTTGATAAAGATATAAAAACTCAAAGTGTCAAAAGAACATTAGAAACAGACTTTGGTGTTAGAAAACCAGATCCTAAATTACAAGAAACAAACCCAACTGAATATGCGGCACAGAAAAAAGCGTATGATGAGTTTAAAGCATTACCTGCAGCTGACAGGGAAAATATAATTAGAGATAATTTTACTAAAGATTATATTAGGAAGGAAGTTAGTAAAATGGCTACAGCAGGAGTGCCAGGTGCAGCACAATATCAAGCTAATATATCAGCACAATCTATTGCTCAAGGTGCATTAACTAGAATACAAGAATTACAACAATATGAAAAAGCTGTTAGTTCAAGTAGACCATTTGATCCTGAGAGTGTACAATATAATGCTGATGAAGATATAGAAGAAGTTAAGGCTGAAGCAAGAAGACAAATAACAAGTTTAGGTTTAAATCCAGAAGACTATGGCATCTAATGAATCAATTAATTTTGGTAACATAGGTCCAGATACTAGTTCAATAATAAAACCAAAAAATAATTTTGGTAACTTTGATAGTATAGGTCCTAATCTTAAAACTTTCCCCATAACTGAGGAAGGTGATATTAAAATTAGAAGAACAGATACAGCTTCAGTATCTAATATAGGACCAGCAGATTTTGATGGTAATAAATCTTGGTGGGATGCATTTAGCTATGGTGCTAAATTAGGTTTTACAGATACTTATCGAGGTGTTAAACAAATGGCTGGTGCAGATCTTGATAAGATGAAACTTGAACAACAAGAGTTGTATGCAAGAATGCAAGATGATGATTACGGTTTTTGGACAACGGCTGGATATTTTGGTGGTGCTTTATTAGATCCTATTACTTGGATTATACCTTTTGCAAAAGCAAAAACAGTATATCAGATGGCAAAAATGGGTGCTGTTAGTGGTGGATTTTTTGGTGCTACAGGTTATGTTGATGAGGATAGTATATTAGATACTAGAACTAAACAAGCTGCAGCAGGTATAGTTGGTGGATTTATTGTTACACCTGCAATAGGTCAAGCATCAAAACTATTTCGTAAGAAAAAATTACCAGGTGGAGTATTACCAGAAGGTGATGTATCAGTTAGATCTTTAAATGAAGAATCATTAAAAGATATTAAATTAATAGGATCAATGGGAGAAGGTCCTAGAACTATTAAAGTAAGAACAGATAAAGAATTAAAAGAAGTAATTAATAATGCTACACCATTAGAATTAAGAGATATGGTGAAAAGAAAAGAGATAGCTGCATATAATCAATTAAAAGGTATTAGATTTTTTGCTAATAACTATATAGTTAAACCCTATCAAGAAAAATTTGGCAAACCTGCATTAGATTTTTTTACAGGTAAAAGAGGCCAAACAACTTTAGGTGGTAGATTAAGTGCATCAATTGGTGGAACAGAAGTAGCGTCAGGTTTAGCAGGAGCAGCTTTAGCACCACAATATCTTGAAGATGATGCAACACTACTAAATAAATTTAGTGCAGCAGCAATAGGTTTTATGGCAGGATCAACTGGTGTTGGTGGTATAAAACAAATACCAGTAACAAGAACAATGTTAAAAGGTGAAAAAGGTCTTGAATATAATAAAAAAGTTTCTTTTGGTGAAATGCTTGCAAAAGGAATTAAAGATGATTATGGTTTACCAGCAGATTTAAAAGCTGCTAAAAATGCATCTAGAGGTTTTGAAAATAGATTGGGAGATAGGTTTGCATCATTAGCTGCAAAAATAGAACCTTTAAGTACAGACGAACAAAGATTACTTTTAAATTTATTTGAAGGTGATACAACGTATGGAAAAATTCCAAAACAATTAAAGTTAATAGATAAAGAATTTAGAGAAGAAGCTACTAAACTTGGTCAACTTATGGTTGATTATGGTTTAATATCTGAACGAACATTTAAAAGAAATATTTTAACATATCTAAGAAGAACATATACTTCAGATGATAAACTGGCAAAAATAGGTGATGAATTAAAACCTAGAGGTTTTCACATTCAAGTGCCTAAAAATGAATATGTAAAATTATATAGTAAAGATAAAGCATTTCAAATTGATGCTGGTAATGATAATGCTTTAGTTAAAAAGTTTCAAAAAATTAGAACAGAAGAACAGGAAAAAATTGGAACTAAAGAATATAAAAAATTATTAGAACAACTTACAAATAAAACTAAAGTTAAAGGGCATAAAGGTTGGGAAATATTTTCTTTAGGACCTGGATCTGGTAAAAAATTAACTGATGCACAAAGAAAAGAATTAGAATTTGGAAATCCAAAAAGCCAAGCATTTAAAAGGGCTTTTGCTAAATTAAAATCAGATGATGCTATAAATATAAGATGGCAATTAACTAAACAAGAAAGAATTGCTTTAGGTCAAATAGAAAATGCATCTCTAGCTATGGCTGAAACTGGTAGACTTTTATCAGGTAATTTAGCTAGAACACATTATTATGATAAAATAGCAAAATCTACTTATGTAGTAGCTAAACCTACACGTCAACAAATTAAAAATGAAGATTTAGTAAAAATACCTGATACTGTAATAGCTAAAACAGCTAATAAAAAAGTTTATGGTAATTTAGCAGGTAAATATTTACCAGCAGAAATAGCAGATAATATAGTTAGAACACATAACTATGTTACAAAAAAACCTAGTGAGTTTTATAAAAGATATAGATCCTTAAATCAATTATGGAAAGTATCTAAAACGGCATTTAATCCTACTGTACATATTAATAATTCATTAAGTAATGTTATATTATATGACTTAATGGATGGTAAAGATATGTTTAAAAATTTAAGAACAGGCCATAATGCTTTAATGGCTGCAGGTAAAAATCAAAAATCTGAATTATATACTTTAGCTAAAAATTATAATGTTTTAGATAGTGATTTAGTTACACAAGAATTAAAAGAAATAACTAAAATTCTAAAAACAGATCCATATTCTGGTCTTAAAGCATCTGATGATGAATTTAATCAAGCAGTTAGCATTGGAAGTATAATGTTTAAGAATGCAAAGAATAGTTTGTTTGGTTTTAAAACAGCTGCAGATTCAATGCTTAAGTTATATAGATACGAAGATCAAGTATTTAGAATGGCTTTATTTAAAGATAGATTATCAAAAGGATTTTCTGTTGAAAAAGCTGCCGCAGATGCTAAAAGATCTTTTGTTGATTATGATATTAATGCACCTGTAATTAATTGGATGAGAAATAATGTTACACCTTTCTTGGCATATACTTACAGAATCGTACCATTACTTGGAGAAACAGCAGTATTAAGACCATGGAAATATGCAAAGTATATGGGTCTTGGATATGGCTTAAATGCAGGTGGTAGTTATTTTGCTGGAGGAGATGAGGAAGCAGAAAGAGCATTATTCTCAGAAGGTATAGAGGGAAACATATTTGGATTACCAGGTTTTCCTAGTAAAAATATTAGAATGCCAATAAATATAGATGGGAAATCTGCATATCTAGATATAACAAGATTTGTACCAGGTGGTGATGTTTTAGATATAGGGACATACTCTTATCTAGAAAAAATTCCAGGAGTTCCTGCACCATTACAACCAAGTTTTGGTTTTTTTGGAGATACTTTACCTGCACTATTTGGTTATGATTTATTTTCAGGTAGAAAGATGAAAGGTCTTGGTGATACTTTAACTGATGAATTTAAAATTAGAGGTAAACAAATTATACAAAATTTAACACCAAACTTTCCTTTTTTTCCAGGATCTTATACGTCTAAAGCAATTGAAAGAGCTAGAAAAGCACCTGAAGATTCATCAGCATTTACTACAGATAGATCAGAACTTGGAGTATTAGCAAGAGGATTTGGATTTAAATATAATGTAGCTGATGTAGAAAAATTATCAGCAAGTAAAGCATTAGAGATGAATAAAAAAATTAGAGCTAACAGAGAAAAAATATCTGAATTAGCAAAAAAATTAAATCAAAATTTAATATCAGAAGAAAAATTTATTAAAGATGTTACTAAGATAGAAGAAAGAATTATTAGAATAGGTGAGATTTATGGTGTTAAATTTGATACTGCATCATCTATATTTAGAGAAGAACCTAAAGATATTATTCCAGCAATTTTAGCATTACCAGGAGAACTCGGAGTACCTGGATTTCCAGAGTATGATGAGGTAAAAGATCAAACAGATAAACTGTTTAATAGGAATTAATATGGCTAAACAACCTAAAACAACTAGCGAACACTTGATATCCTTATATGGATATATCACAGGATTAAAGAGAGAGGTCTCTTCAATAAAAAATAATCATCTTAAACACTTACATCAAGATGTGGATAAGTTGCATGGAAAGGTAGATAAGCTACTGTATGCAATACTGGGCGGGCTAGGGGCGACAATATTAACACTAATAGGACTATTTTACTAATGGACAAAAGACAGAAAACAGATACAATAGTAATACATTGCACACAAACTCCAGCAGATATGGATTTTGGTGTAGAAAAAGTTACACAATGGCACAAAAATCGTGGCTTTGATACTATAGGGTATCACTATTTAATTAAACGAGACGGCACACTGCAAGTTGGAAGAGATGAAGATGTTACAGGTGCTCATGCAGTACAGGTTAATGGTACATCAATAGGTGTAGCATTAGTTGGTGGTGGCACAGTTGATATGGGGTGGGAAGATAATTTTCTACCAGAACAATTTGAAACACTAAAAAGTATATTACTAAGACTAAAAGAGAAATACAACATAGAAAAAATAATAGGGCACTATCAGGTAGATGACAAAAAGAAATGTCCATCATTTGATGTACCTAAATGGTTGGAGGAAAATGGCTTGGTTTAGTTTAGCAAAGCTAGCATTAAATGCTGGCACACATATTTATAAAAAACGTCAAGAAACAAAAATGGCTATGGCAGATGCACAGCATATGCATGCTAAAAAAATGGCAGAAGGCCAAGAGGCTTACCAAGGTAAACTTCTAGAGGCTAGGCAATCAGACTGGAAGGACGAGGCAGTTCTTATAATTCTCAGTTTGCCCGTGTTGGTGCTTGCTTGGGCAGTCATATCAGATGACCCAACTGCAATGGACAAAGTAAAATTGTTTTTCGAGATGTTTTCACAGCTCCCATCATGGTTCACAAATTTGTGGATTCTTGTCGTGGCTAGCATTTATGGTATTAAGGGTACACAGATCTTCCGTAACGGAAAAAAATAATGTCTGAAAACAGTTTTGAACTGATAACGGAATATAAAGATCAAATCCGTATACTTCGACAAGAGGTAGCGGAATTACAAGATGCTGGTAAATCTAAAGATGCAGCTAACAAAAGATGTTTGCAAAAATTAGAACACACTAATGAAGATTTAGAAAAAGCAAATAAAAAAATTAAAGAATTAGAAAACAAAATTAACAAAATAGGGGACGATCATGATCAAAAAGATAAAAGAGAAAATAAAAAATCTTTGGGATAGATTTGCTGCTTGGCTTTTTAGCTGGCAGAAATGAAGCTATCTCTAATACTTATTTTATGTTCAGCAATACAATCTACTTGCATGCCACCAATGCATACTGGCTTACAGTATAGTAGTTGGTATGACTGTATGGTTGGAGGCTATCAACAAGCTACAGAATTTTTAGAAGCATCTGGTCCAGAGCAAATAAATAAAAATGAACTATATGTAAAATTTGTTTGTTTAGAAAATTTAGAAGAGGAGAATACCTAATTAATGACTAAACCAACTAAATTTTTTAAATGGGTTGTTAAATTAAGAATGTGGTATGCTGATATAAGAGGACACCATGGTAAGAAATGGAATTATGAACCTGGTGATCATTACATGGGGAGAAGAAAATGAGCAAGAAACCACTAAATATATCTGAAGAGGCTGCTGTGCAAATGCCAATGAAGACGGTTGCTAGTTTAATAATTATTGTAGCACTTGGAACAATGGGTTATTTTCAGATGGTAGAACGATTAAATATAGCAGACACTCGTATCCAAATAATGGAAAAAGATTTACAAGAAAATACAGAGTTTAGAATAAAATGGCCACGGGGCCAACTTGGAGCATTGCCTGCAGATAGCGAGCAATTTATGATGATCGAAGATCTTTATAAAACTACCGATAAATTAAATAAACACATAGAATCTATGGCATTAAATAAAGTAAACATAGAATTTTTACGAAAACAAATGGATAAAGTATTAGTAGATATTGAAAAATTAAAAGATGCAAATAGAGAAATGAAATATACAAATGGTAATAATCAATGATAGAGGCTGTAGTAGGATTACTGATGTTTATAAACGGAGAGATCAAGGAACACAGAATACAGGATAATATGGCATCATGTCTTCGTGCAAAACGTGTAGCAGAACGACAATATTCTGAATCAGTATCTTATAAATGCTGGCAAGGTAAGGCGGAAACAGAGGTATACATGGGTGAAAAGAGTATTAAAAAGATTATCTTATCTGAATAATTTTGCAAAAATGTTAAGAGATGCAAGGTTTAGGCAACACAGATTAAATAGTAAAAAAATATATAATAGAAAAAAATATAATATAAAAAAAATAGAGGATTAAATATGTATTTAAATGCTAATATTCCAGTTATAGAATGTTATGTAAGAGGTAATTATCTAAGAGATCAAAAAGATTCTCATGATAAATACTTTGAGTGTGTTGTGTTTGGATTTACATCTATACCAAAACAAGTTCCTTTATTTCACTACATGATGACAGATGGTGGTATATGGTGGAGAGCACCTATATCTGCATTTTGTAAAAAACCTGGTGTAAAAGAATTACCATTAAATGAATTAATGTTATGGGATTCATTTAGTTATAATGTAAGTGTAACTAGATTTTATCAATTACAAGGTTGTAAAATGCTATACACATCTCGTAGAAAAAAACAAAGAGAAGGTACATATTTATTTACAATTGACTGGTGTGCTGGTGATTATAACGAATTAGATTTTGGTTATGCAGAAAAACCAGATCAACATAAATGTGGACATGTAATAGAATTAGACGATGGCAACTATGCAATTCAACCCAACAATAGACTAAGGATCTTTGATCCATCTATGGCAGCTGACCCTAGCAAACCTCTTATACATAGATTAGTTAATACTAGAATATGGTCTGTGGAAGACACATCAAAATGGATAACTGATGAAAATGAAGAAGGCAGTTATGATTATGAATATAAGGAGATGAAAGATGGCGAAGAAAAAAAGCACAGTAAATAAGGCAGGCAACTATACAAAACCTGGTATGAGGAAACGATTATTTAACTCTATCATGGCTGGATCAAAGGGCGGAAAGCCTGGACAATGGTCAGCAAGAAAAGCCCAGATGCTAGCGAAAAGGTACAAGGCTGCAGGTGGAGGATATAAGTAATGATAGCTTTTATTAAAAATTTATTAGGTATTACTGACTTAGAATACAAAGTTAGATTACTTCAAAGACAAAATTATTGGAGAGATAAATATAAACATGGTTAAGAAAATAAAAAAAGTTGCTAAAGCATTAAAAAAAGCATCTGCTTTACATAAGAAACAAAGTAAAGTTATTGAAAAACATATCAAGGATATGAAATCTTATGGCAAAAAAAAGAGATCCTAAAGTAGGTACAGGTAAAAAACCAAAAGGATCTGGTAGGAGACTTTATACAGATGAGAATCCTAAAGATACTGTTGGAATTAAGTTTGCGACTCCTGCTGATGCTCGTAAGACTGTTGCAAAGGTTAAGAAAATATCTAAACCATTTGCGAGGAAGATACAAATATTAACCGTAGGAGAACAAAGAGCAAAGGTTATGGGTAAAACACAGGTGGCATCTATATTTAAAAAAGGAAAAGAAAGTATAAGAAAAGGGAGAAAAAAATAATGGCACTTGCAAAAAGTCAAAGGAGTTTAAAAGCATGGAGCAAACAGAAATGGAGAACGAAATCGGGCAAAAAATCATCAGTTACGGGAGAACGATATTTGCCAGAGAAGGCAATAAAAGCATTGTCATCTGCAGAGTATGCGGCAACGACAAGAGCAAAGCGAAAAGGAACAAAAAGGGGCAAACAGTTTGTGAAGCAACCGAAAGGGATTGCAAAAAAAACAGCTAAATACAGGAGGTACAGCTAATGCCAGGACATTACGGTAAAATGATGAAAAAGAAAAACGGTAGCAAAAAAGTTACTGGAAAAAGAAAAAAACTAGACATGGATGGAGATGGTAAACTTACTAAAAAAGACTTCGCTATGTTAAGAAATAAAAAGAAAAAGAAAAAGTAATGAGAAAAGGATTATACGCTAACATACATGCTAAAAGAAAACGTGGTGGCAAGATGAGAAAGAAAGGTGCTAAAGGTGCACCCACTGCTGCTAATTTTCGAAGAGCTGCTATGACAGTTAAGAAAAAATAATGGTAGCTAAAAAATATCAAAACCCCTCTGGAGGATTAAATGAAGCAGGTCGTAAGTATTTTAAAAGAACGACAGGTGCTAATCT